CGAATCGCTGAACTGTCATACTGTCTCCATCTGTGGTTGTGTGATGCCGGTCTCCCGGCGAGTCTGTTCGAGCAATTGCGCCTCGGTTCCGTATAGGCGCTCCCATTCCTCCTGGCCGGCATGGATTGCGACGCCATAACCACCGATTCGGTGATGCCGCGGGCAAAGCGGGATCGTGTCGAGATTGCTGCTGCGCTGGCCGCCGCCGGCGAGGTAGCGGACGTGATGCACCTCGGCCGGCGAATCGCCATAGCCAAGATTTCGGCACACTACGCAGCAGAGTCCCGCGACGACGCCCATGTGTTCGCGCTCAGCCTTTGTCGCAGCCTTCCGCGCGCGCTTCTTCATCGGCTTGCGCTCCAGTTCCTTCGTCGCGCTGCGAAAGCTGCTGAACGACGCGCCGGGCTTGCGCTTGAATGCGCTTGACTTCAATGCAGAGCGCTTCATCGTGCCGACTCCAGCAATCCGGCGAACGGATGCGCGCGGCCATTGCAAGCACTCCTACGCGCCTTGAATACGCCGGAATATTTGCGGTAGTGACGAGCCGATGCCTGTTGGCGTGCCTCGGTGCGATCCGGCTCCGGCTTGTCGCGCTTGTCGCCAGCAGCGTAGACGGCGCCCCACAAGCCGCTCTTGCCGACCATGCGGTGCCAGTCGCAGATGTAGACCTGCTTCGGCGTCTGAGTGCGCAAGATGCGCAGATGGCGACGCACGCCGGTTTCAGCGATGCCGACGATTGCTTGCAGCTCGATCGCAGTCATCGGCTCCTGTCCGAGCAGTTCGACAATCTTGCGTCGCGTGTCGTTGCGCACGCTGTTCGGATTGAGCTTGCCGGTCATGCTGCCAGTCCCTCATATCCGGCCGGAGCGGGGTCTTTCCACTTGACATCGTTTTCGGCGCCAAAGGCATAAAGGAATTCGATGAACTCTGACGCGTGGCGCTTGCTGAACTTGCGCGTCTGCACGCCAAGCTGCACGAAGCCGGTTCCGTCGAGATTGGGGATGATCGCGCCGACGCCTTGCACCGGATCGCCTTCTGCCGCTTTCACGCGCGCGAACGCGTCGACGAGCAGGCGCTTCCACGTTTCAAGGTCGCGCATTGATCCCATGAATGGAACTTGAGCGGCGACATCGGCGAACATCGCGTGATACTTGGCCTGCTGATCGCTAGATTTCGTCGGCGGCTTGATCTCGACTATGAAGCCGTCTGGCGCGTGGATGCATGCGCGGCTCGCTAACTGGCGCGCGGTGGGATGCACAAGGCGGTAGAGTTGCTTATCCATCACGCCCCCATGACCATGACTTGGCACCGGCCGCCCTTGACAATGTCGCCGCGCGCGACGAATAGCTCGTCGATCTGGCTGTCGTCGTCGTAGACGCCAGCATGCGTCAGCGCATCGAGCGCGGCCTTGACGCGGTTGTCAATGTCGGCCACGCGTCGATCTCGCATGCTGACGTGCATCGCCACGCACAGGCGCGCATCGCCGAACTTGATGGCTTGGCGCTCGGCAACGATCTCGGCGACGCGCTGGCGGAAGTCCTTTCCCTCGCGGGTTATATACATGCCCCGCGGCGACTTCCTCCAATATGAATTGATCGACGGCGGAAGGGGGAGCGTTAGAAACTGTGCAACGCCGGATAATGGATGGTCTGTCATGCTGCCTCCAGGGCAAAACCTGTTTGAACCGGCGCCAGTTCTCGTATCCAAAATGTCGGCGACTGATGAGCTTCGATCCGGTCTCGCATAACTTGAGCGCGAGATTCCTTGGTCGCTGGTGTGTAAGGTCCGCGCCACTTGCTATCGATGCCGATGTTCTGGCCGATGTTTGTGCTATCTGCGCTGGCGAACGGAAAGCGCGTGAATACGTCAGGGTCAAGCATGCGGAGACCATGAATCTTGCAAATTGGCCTGCCGCTCTTGTCGCATAGAACATCCATGGCTTCGGCCATGCGGACATACCAGGCTTGTGATCCCACCGAAGCAAATTCGCCGGAACTGCCTAAACAGATGCGCGGCCATGCGGACGCTAGGCGATCGAGTCGGTCGAGACTCTCGTGCAAGTGCCATACAGGGGCGCCTATCCACGGCGCGCGCTCGCGCCACGGCCATTCGGCCAGCAGGGCATCGTTTGCTGCTTCATCGCCATCAATTACGTCAGGGATGACAGCAAAGTCGAAAGATGGATAGCGATGCAGTTCTGCAACCCATTCATAGAATGGTCGCCAGTCAGTCACTGGATTCCCGCTGCGCCATGCACTGAAAGCACCGTTGTCGACCGCGAACGTCTGAGCAACATCAATTGCAAGGCCAAGCTGCTCAGGGTGCCGGAAAGAAACAAACGCGTGACCGCCTGAATAAACTCGCACGGCGGCCGTTGCGGGCGTAATAGGGGAGCCGTGGTAGTGAATCATGCTCGGCCCCGCTGCACGTAAGGGTTGCACTCGTGCTCAGTGAGTCCAGCGATGTAATCAAGGCTGACGCCAAAGACGCGCGCTAAATCGGCTGCCATAGTGAGGCCGGGAGCGTGCTCGCTCCGCTCAACCTGACCGATGTAGCTGGCATGCATGCAAATGCGCTCGCTAACCGTTGCCAACGTCATGCCGCGCTCTTTTCGAATGCGCCGGATACGCTCACCAATGGCCTCATTCATCGCCGCGCACCGTTTCAATATCGACGCCGTGGTGATGTGCGCGCATAGTTTGCAGGCCGCCGAAACGCGAGTGCAGATCATCTGCAATCGCCTCATGAAACGCGCGCTTGTGCAGCGCTGCTGCGGTGACAATGTGCTCGACCTGAATTACGGAGCTGGTCTCGATGCATAAGGCGTAGACAATCGCCTTGTCATTGTTCGGGCAATGACTCACGAACTCATGGCGGTATATGTTTTTCACGTTTTACGGTCCGATCTTATGTAATTCCAGATTTCTTTCTTCGCCCGCTCTGCCACTTCTTCGCCGGCCTTGCTGCGCACGCTCTCGACGATCTGCTTCGCGCGCTCGAACGATCCGCTGCGACCGTCGCGCACCGCGGCCATGAAGCGCTGCCTGCAATCCTGTAAGTGGTCGGCTGTCGTCACTGGATGCAAATGTCGGAGTAGGCGACAGTTCTGCGAATGAACCACCTGAAGCCGTCGAAGCCGTATTCGCTGTAGCTATCGAACTTCAGGCGTAAGTTGGTTCGCATGGCGGTTCTCGACTTAGCGAATATCCAAACGCTGGCCGCGAACAAGTCGGCAGCCCGGCACTTCAAAGCCGTCTTTCAGCGCGGCGGCGATCAACTTCTTGTCTGGCGCCGGAACTGGCGGCAGTGGATCGGTCTTGTACTCGGCAGGGATCAGGGATTCGTCGTCGATCTGCACCGCAGCCGGGTTGTCGCGAATCGCGAGCTTGAAAAACGGCGTGTCGATCTTCGGCACGTTCGCCAGCCTCATGCCGTCGAACAGGTATTGCTTGACCGACGTTGCACGGTTCTCCAGCGCCTTCGCCCGGTCGAGCATCGCCTTGGCGTGCGCCTTAATCTGCTCTGCGCTGGCCTCGATGTTCTTGATGACGAAGCCGATGTTCTGCGCCTTCGTCGTCAGATCGCCGCTAATTGATTCCAGCGTATCGCGCACGGTCGTTTCGTCCAGATCCAACTCAGCCAGCGTGTCGGCTGCATCGCGGTACTCGCGGGAGATTTCGAACAGGTTGAGTGACATTTCGGTTCCTCTTGTTTGATCTGTGCGGCGGTATCGGTACATGCATAAAGATACCATGCCGGTATCTGTAGCGGTCAAATTTTTTTGCGTCGCAGACCGCGCCATTCGAAGCCGCCTTCGCGCTCGGCCTCGGCGCTCGGCCGGTGCTTGCAGGACTCGGCGCCGCGTGGCGTCTGCGCGGTGTAGGACCAGCGCTTGCCGGTCCAGTAGCTGAACAGGCGAAAGATGGTCTTGCCGTTCGGCTTGCGGCGCACTTCATAGACGCCAATGTGTATCGGCTTGGTGCTCTTGTCGAACCAGACTGTGAACTCTTGCATGGGAGGTCTCCTGGCTGACGCCGGCGCGGGCCGGCGACGCGGTTTTATTGCGCGTACCTCAAAAGGGGATGTCGTCCGCCATCGTGTCGAATCCGCCGAAGTTTTCATCGGCGATGTGGCCGCCGTTGCTCGATGCCGTCGACTTCTTCAGCGGCCGATCCTTCAGGGCGGCGACTAGCTGCGGCAACTTGGTCGGCGTCGTCTTGCGGTCAAGGATTTCGGATGCCGTCAGTTCGGTGTCGGCCTGAAACACGGCATTCAGGCGAACGCTCCAGCCGGTCTCGCCAGTCGGCCGCTTGTTCTGATCGCGCTTCTCGTATTCCTCCATTGCGATCAGGATGCCGACGCGCTTGTTCAGCAGTTCCGGGAATTGGCTCAGCGTCTTGCTGACGTTGGCCGCCGCGTCCTTGTCCCAGACCATCGATGCAACCTGCGCCGGCTTGATGTCCTTAACACCGAGGCACGTCATCAGTGCCATCAGCGTCCCGAAGTCGCCGAGTTTTTCGCCGTTCGACTTGATCGTGTAGATCGAGAAGTTCGCTTTCTGGCCGTCGTCGGTCTCGAACGTGAATGCGATGCCGCGTGTGCCGCTTGCCGCGGTGATGTCCTCGGCGCGCGTGAACTTGCCGACATACTTGCCTTTTTCGTCGATGAAGCTCGTCCGTTGCTCGGCCTTGCGTGCTGCTTGCGCGGACTCGTTGTTCAGTGCGTACATGGTGCGTTTTCCTGTGGTTGCTTGTTAGGCCGTAGCCGTGAGGGAGTAATACTCG